ACGCCCCGCCCAATTCAGCCCCACCCCCCCTCACCCTCCAAGGCGACATCACCCTCGACGGCGCCCGCGTCGGACGCTGGATGGCCAGCACCCTCGCTCGCCAGGCTGCCCGCCCCGCCGCTGGGCCAACCGGCCCCGATCCCCGCCAGACCCCGCTGTGGTCCGGCCAAGCGCAAGGATACTGAATGTCCGGTTTCAGCCTCACCCTCGGTCCTATCGACTTTGCCGGCTTCGAGCTGCCCAGCGCCATCACCCTCGGCGGTCGCCAACGCCTCGCCATCCACCGCTTGCCCGGCGGGCTTCGCATCATCGACGCGCTCGGCGCCGACCACGCCGACCTTGCCTTCAACGGCATCTTCTCCGGCCCAGACGCCGCTGACCGCGCCCGCATCCTCGACGCCCTACGCATCGCCGGCGTCGCCCTTCCGCTCGCCTGGGATGCCTTCCTCTATACGGTCGTCATCGAAAGCTTCGAGGCCGACTATCGCAGTCCCTGGTGGATTCCCTACCGCCTGACCTGCTCCGTCCTGCGCGACGAAGCGGCCATCCCCATCGGCCCGATCCTCTCCCTCGTTGCCAGCCTCGCAGCCGACATCGCGCAAGCCGGCGCTTACACCGACATCTCCTCTCCGGCTGCTTCTCTCGCCGATCCCGCCGCGACCACTGCGGGAACGGCCGCAAACGCCACCGCCCAGTCCGCCTTCGCCGGCAGCACGGCCCTTCTCGACAGCAGCATCGCTGCCACAGGCGCGAGCCTGAACACGCCCGACCTCCCCGCCGCAACCGCCGCGGCCGCCCAGCTCGCCCGGCTCACCGCGGCGCGCGGCTACATGGCCCGCGCCAACCGCAATCTCTCCCAGGCCAGCACCTGATGCGGACCTTCACCACTGCCGGCGGCAACCTGTTCCGCATCGCCGCCGAGCAGCTGGGCGACGCGACCCAGTGGATACGCATCGCCCAGCTGAACCAGCTGTCCGACCCCATGCTCACCGGCCTGGTCACGTTGAAGCTGCCTTTGCCAGATCCCAGCGCAGGGGGCGGCATTGCTCGTCAATGACGCTCTCCGCACCCCTACCTTCCGCACTCCCAGCCTCAGCATCTTCGCCGACGGTGCGCCGGTGTTCGGCGTCATCGAGGCAGATGTTTCCAGCAACGCCCACTTCGCCGCCGACCGCTTCCGCGCCCGGGTCGCCCTTACGGCCGCGAATGCCCCTTTCTTCCAAGCCGGAACGATCATCGACGTTCAGATTGCCTTGGACGGTGCCCCTCGATCCCTGATCCAGGGCGAGATCGACACCGCTTCGATCGACCCCCTCCAGCGTACCATCGAGATCGACGGCCGTGATTTGACCGCCCGACTGCTCGACGCCCGCACGCAACAAACCTACGCCAACCAGACCGCCAGCGAGATCGCCAACACCCTCGCCGCTCGTCACGGCCTCACCCCGGCCATTACCGCCACCACGACCCTTGCCGGCCGCTACTACGGTGCCGAGCATGATCGCATCACCCTCGGCCAATTCTCCCGCGCTTTGACCGAGTGGGACCTGCTGACGTTCCTCGCCGCGCGCGAAGGATTCGATGTGTTCGTTCAGGGCCAAACCTTAGTCTTCCAGCCACCCGCCACCGCCATGCCGCCCTTCCTGCTCGGTGTCGCAGATTGTCTTGCCTTGGTGCTCGACCGCGCCCTGACCCTCGCCCGCGATATTGAGGTCACCGTCAAGTCCTGGAACACCCGCCATCAGGCCGCCTTCACCCAAACCGCCCGAAGCAGCGCGCCAGGCGGTCGCCGCACGGGCCCGCCCCAGCATATCGTCGTCGTGCGCCCGAATCTGGCTGCCGATGAGGCGCTGCAACTCGCCCAGCGCATCCTAGCCGATCTGTCCCGCCACGAACGGGTGGTCCGGGTCGAACTTCCCGGCGAGCTCTCGCTCATGTCCCGCAGCCAGGTCACCTTGGTTGGCACGGGGACCGACTTCGACCAAACCTACTTCGTTGCCGAACTGGACCGGCATTTCAGCCTCGATCACGGCTTCACCCAGCGTCTCCGGCTCAAGAACAGCAGCCCTGCAAGCGCTGGAACCCCACCCGCCGACGCACCCTCACCTTAGGCTTACCCTTATGGATCGCCTGCTCAACGCGCTGAAGGCGCAGTCCGCCGCCCAGGACCAATCGGCCGGCGTTCCCCGGTTCGGCATCGTCACCTCTGTCGATCCCGCCACCGCCACCGTTCGCGTCACCTTGCAGCCCGAAGCCGTGCTCACCGGGTGGCTGCCACTGCTCTCTCCTTGGGTCGGCGCCGGATGGGGCCTGTTCGCCCCTCCATCGCCCGGTGACCAGGTTCTCGTGCTCCCCCAGGAGGGCGATGCGGAACACGGCCTCGTGGTCGCGTCCAGCTGGTCCGCCACTACCCCGCCGCCCGGCGAGCTCTGGATCGTCCACAAGTCCGGCTCGTTCCTCAAACTTCAGAACGATGGCACGGTCCAAGTCCACGGCGACCTCCACGTGGCAGGCGACGTGTTCGACCGGCACGGCGCCTTGTCCGCCTTGCGCGCCCACTACAACGCTCACGCCCATCCCGACCCGCAAGGCGGCCAGGTCGGCGTCACGTCGCAGCCCGACTAGCGCATGTTCCGAGCGGAAAGGCGCACGAAACATGCTCTATGTCTTTGTTTAAGCGAGCATCTTTATCCGACGGGTGATCCCGTTCGGTCGGATGATGCTCTAGCAGGAGCAACCATGCCCGACCTCGCCCATCTCTGGGGCAGCGACCTCGCCCTGTCGCCAACCGGCGACCTCGCCCTCGCCGATGGCGCCCTGCTGACCCAGCAGCGCGTTCTCCGCCGCCTCCTCACCAATCCTGGCGACGATATCTGGTCGCTCGACTACGGCGCCGGGCTATCCCGCTTCGTCGGCCTGCCCGTCGCGTCCGATACCATTCGAGCCACCATTCGCGGTCAAATTTTCAAAGAGGCCGCTGTCGCCAGGACGCCGGAACCGGTCATCGACGTCACCGCCGCGCCGACCGGGTCCATCTACGTGCACGTCCGCTACGCCGACGCCCAGGCTGGCACCACGCAGACCCTCTCTCTGAGCATCCCTTAGCGGACCAAACCCATGCAACTCCAGCTTCAAGACTTCACCACGCTGGTCCGCAACATGGCCGCCAGCGTGCAGGGAAGCGCCCGCGCGCTGATCGACCTCACCACCGGCAGCGCCCTGCGCGCCATCATCGAGGCGAACGCCTCCGTAGCACTCTGGCTGCAGTGGCTCATCTTGCAGGTCCTCTCGACCACCCGCGCCGCAACGTCGGTTGGGACCGACCTCGATTCCTGGGTTGCCGACTTTGCGCTCCTGCGGTTGCCTGCGACGAATGCCGCCGTCTTGGCGACCTTCTCGCGGATCACCACCGGCACGGCGTCCAGCATTCCCGTTGGCGCGCAGGTCAAGACAGCCGACGCATCCCAAACCTTCAATGTCGTCGCCGACGCCTCCAATCCCGCCTTCAACCTAGCAACCGCCAGCTACAGCCTCGCGCCCGCCATCGCTGCGATCACCTTGACCCTGCAGGCGGCAGCGCCCGGCAGCATTGGCAACATTCAAGCCGGCGCCTTGTCCCTGCTCGCGACGGCAATCCCCGGGATCGACGCCGTCAGCAACCCGGCCCCGGCGATGGGTGGCCTCGACGCCGAACCCGACGCTGCTCTCCGCGCCCGTTTCGCCAACTTCATCGACAGCCGCTCCCGCGCAACACCGGCCGCCATCGCCTTCGCCATCGCCTCGCTTCAGCAAGGCTTGCGCCACACCCTCGCCGAGAACATCTCCCCGGTCGGCACGCCCCAACCCGGCAGCTTCGTCGTCACGCTGGACGATGGCACCGGGTTCCCAACCAGCAGCCTCATTACCACCGTCGCGGCCGCCGTCGACGCCGTGCGGCCGGTCGGCACCACTTTCGCGGTCCTGCCACCGGCAGTCCTGTACGCCAACATTGCCTTGACCCTCACGACACCCGATGCGACGTCCGCGACCGCCATCTCGGCTTCGATTGCCGGCTACGTAGCGAACCTTCCGATTGGCGCGCCTCTACCTATTTCCCGCATCGCACAGCTGGCCTACGCCGCTGCTCCCGCCGTCACCAACGTCTCGGCCATCACGCTCAACGCCGCAACCAACGACCTCACTCCGTCCAGCCGGACTGTCATCAAACCCGGCACGATCGTGGTGAGCTGACATGACCGGCGACTCCTTCGACATCGTCGCACGCCTGAAAGCTGTCCTCCCCAGCCGATGGTTCCCCGACAGCACACCGACGCTCGATGCCGTGCTGAACGGCCTGGCTGCCGCCTGGTCGACCCTCTATGCCCTGCTCGCAACCGTGCAAGCGCAAACGCGGCTCGCCACTGCGACCGGCAGCTTTCTCGACGGCATCAGCACCGACTTCTTCGGCTCCCGCCTGCAACGGCGCAGCATCGAGTCCGATCCGGCCTTCCGCGACCGCCTCCGCCGCGAGTTGCTGGCGACCGGACGACCCGCAGCGCCGTCATCGCCATGCTCACCGACCTGACCGGCCGTGCCCCCATCATCTTCGAGCCTGCCCGGCCCGCCGACACCGGCGGTTACAACTCAGCCAGCCTTGCATATGGCGCAGCTGGCGGATGGGGCAGCCTCGCTCTGCCTTTTCAGTGCTTCGTCACCGCGTACCGCCCGCACGGCTCCGGCATCGCCACCATCGCCGGCTACGGAACCCCGAGTCCACTCGCCCGGGCGAGCCTGGCGATGGTCGAGGGCCAGGTCACCGACGCCGACATCATGACTGCGATCACCTCCGTCCTTCCGACTGCCGCTATCGCCTGGACCCAGATTACCAATTAGCGCCGGTGGCGCCCTGCCAAACCGCCTTTCCCAACGTCATAGGATAAACCTAAGTGGATCGCCAAATCGTCTATCCCGGCAGCATTCCGCTCGACACCGACCTCCTGTCGCTTCAGCGGAACACCATGGTGGCCCTTGGATACTTGATCCAGGCGACCCTGGGCGCCTCACCCGTCGTCGATGGCTTGGCGTGCACGCCCACCAGCCCGGCCAGCCTCAGCGTCCAGGTCGGACCTGGAAGCATCATCGCCGCTGGGACCATCGATCCGTTCCCATTCGGCTCCCTTCCCGCCGATACCTCCGATCCCTTGCTGAAGATGGGGGTCAACACCGGGTCGGTGTCGTTCACGCTGACCGCCCCCGCGGTATCGGGCCAGTCGATTGCCTACCTCATCCAGGCGAGCCTCCTGGAAACCGATGCGTCGCCCGTCGTCCTGCCCTACTACAACGCCGCCAACCCGCTCCAGCCGTTCAGCGGCCAGTCCAACTCCGGCGCCGCGCAGAACACCCAGCGCGTGCAGCGCGTGCAGCTCCAGGTCAAGCCCGGCGCGCCAGCCAATGCAGGCACGCAAGCTGTACCTCCGGTCGACCAAGGATGGGTCGGCCTTTACGTCGTGACCGTACCTTACGGGCAAACCCAGCTCACCGCAGCCGCCATCGCACAGCTCCCGAGCGCCCCCTTCCTCCCCTTCAAGCTGCCCTCCCTAGCGCCCGGCTTTTCGCGTCAGGTCGTCTTGACTGCATCGGCCACCTGGACAGCGCCCAACAACTTCAGCCGCATCAAAGTCGCCATTTGCGGCGCCGGCGGGGGAGGCGGTTCCGGCAGCTCCGGACTTGGCGGTGCAGGCGGCGGCGCAGGTGGTTACGCCGCTTCGATTTTGAACATCTACCCGGGCCAGGCGTTCTTCGCCTACGTCGGACAGGGCGGGACTAGTGGAACCGCTGCCGGCACGCCAGCCGGCGCCGGTGGAACCACCAATTTCGGTGGCCTGTTCAGCGCGTCTGGAGGTGCCGGCGGAGCCAGTGCCGCAGCCTACTCCGGGGGCGGCGCACCCGGTGCGGGCACGGGCGGCTCCCTCAACATCCTCGGCGGCTACGGTGCTGACGGCAACTCCGGCAACCTCATCCTCGGCGGCAATGGCGGGGCGTCCTTCTTCGGCGGTGGCGGTCGCGCGGCAGCCAACGGCAACGCCGTCCAGCAGCAGGGGCAAGCCTTCG